CGGGTCTTAACATAGGTTAAGTTCCGAGAATCCGTCTTTTGGTTCTTATTGAGTTGTTTAAGGAAATGCCAATTTGTTAAACAACTTTTGTTTTTAGTTTAATAAAAGCAGTTTTGCTTAAACAAGTTGTTGTAAATTATGCAACAACTTATTTCTTACTTAATCCGTCCAGTCCGTCCTGGATCGTTTTAATGATATTATCGATCGCATTGTTGATAATGCGGATGTAGAAACGGTTTCTGATTTTTACCCATACAGAGCTTGTAGTTTCCGCTTCTTGCTGTAAGGGTCCTGTAATTGTTTTTAATTGTTCTTCTACAATCGGCCGGAGGTCGTTTGCCGATAACGAGCTAAGGGCTGCTGTTGCTTGTTCTTTTACAACTTGTGCGGCTTCTTTTGCGAGTGCGTTCATAATTTCGTTCTTGTTCATAATGGTTTCTCCTTTACACATTAGCTAATAATTTATGGTGTCTATAATAATTGGCATTCCCTCTGATTTGCTGCCCGCCGGTGCCGGGTTCTTCACCTTCTCTAAGTACCCAAAGGTCCCAGCGTTCGCATGTTGAATCCGGTCCGTAATCATCATGGGTATAAAGCCCGTCGAGATTGTCGGCCGCTTCGGCATGTGTCATAACCCGGTCTGCGTCAATCGTAAGATCCAGCGCGTCGGCCAAGATGCATACGACTTGCGATACGGCGTTAATTTGTGCCTCCGTCGGAGGGTACGGCCCTAAGTTGTCCGGGCCTATAGCGTCCAGTGCACAACAAAGCGTAATTGCAATACTACCGGTATTTCTCATATATGTTGCGTTTTTTACTTCGGCAAAGTTTTCCGTCGAGATAAAGCATCGGCCTTCGCCTGTGATGTTGATGTGGTAGTCCTGGAACGTCTGATTGTGACGGCCGCCTGTCCAATGAATGTAGAGTTTTACGTCACGGCCCATACTGCGGGCACCGTTCCATAGATCCCAGTAGGCCTCACGGGCTAGGTTTTTAATTTCTTCTAATGTTACCTCTCTCATTTTTCATCACTCCTTTCTTTATGTGGGGAAAGTTTCGATCCTCCGATGTATCCGAGAAGACCGGAGGCAATAGACATGGCCAGTTCATTTAGGCCAAATAAAATAGCCATTACAAGCCCCGTCACGAGGCCCGTAATGACTACCAGGTCTGCGATATTAATTTTGTCTATCACGTTTTCACTTCCTCATTTTATTTATTTCCATAAACATATTCTTAATTCTCACAAAATGGTAGGTATCTATTTCTCTTAAATTCTCAATGATTGACGAAAGCTCCGAGGCTACCGGCCACCACATAAAAATATTGGCCAACAGTTCATCGCCACGGACTCCGATAAACACGGTATCTGGAAGGGAAACACATGCGATCGATAAGAAAAACCACGCCGGGTAGAATAAGCATATTTTCTTTAACATGCTGCTTCTTAACTTCTCACTCATGAGATAGCGCTTAATCTTGCCCGTATTGGCGTCGATATAGTTGCCTTGCCCCCAACCATACCATATAAGCGTTGTGATAAAAGTTTTAGTTGTGTTCTTGCGGTTGTGGTCTTTGTTGTATTGAAAGACTTCTGCAATAATGCGCAAGAAAGCGTCGGCCACTAAGAGAATTAGTACCAGTAGAATTACGTTACAGATATCTAAGACATGTTCATGGGATACGTTTAGCAGTATCCTTGTAACCAGTTCATCCATGAATTCCACGTCCTACTCCTTTTTTTCTTCTCTTTCCGCCAGCCATTCAGCGACCGCTTCCTGGTAAGGTTCGGGGACTAACTTCTTTCCCGCTTCGCTTTCGTCTAATGTGTAGACTCCGGCCAACACCAATTTCCCGTATGCACTTATCATATATTTTTTCAATACCATTATTATTCCTCCTTATTTTTAAGCGACTCTAATGTTAATGAATTATTCATTACTTCTTCCTGAATATCTACAATAGCTTCCAGGACGGTTACGGCATCTAACTTTACTTCTTCTTCGGGTGCCGTTTCGGGTATATCGATTTTGGGGATTATCTTTCCGTTCTTTATGACGACTGTTGACGGATCCAGTGCGTCGCCTTCAAGAATTTCTCCGTCCATCCCGATGAGCGGTTCCTTATTCATGCACATGCACTGTACTTTGTTATCTTTAATTAAGTAGAACATCTGTTTACGACCTTTCATATTTAATTCCGTAAATTTCGATGATGCCGTTGTTATTGGTACTGGTATGTTTTACCCACCTTGTTTCTGTTGATTGAGTGGATTTTATAGCCCAATAATCTCCGCCCTGGTTATATAATCCGAATGCCTCTTTAGTAGTGAAAAGGTATTCCAGTTGCCAGGTTTCGTAAGTTATGTTTTTTCGATCGGCGCCGTTTCCGCCGTAAAAGATAATCCATATCTTATCGTAATTTTTATAGGATTCCTTCAAAAGGATCGGGTTGTTCGTGCTGGTCCCGATTATTCCTACCGTCTGATTATTGACGTTTCTTACGTCATTATTAGAGTTTTGCCGCTTCATCTCCTCCCAATCAATTAGCGGTGTCATGACCGGTGCTTTGTGTCCGCTTATTGAATCTGATACTTTATTTAAATCGCTCCTTAACGCCAGTTCACCTCCTTTGTTGGGAGCGGTCGTGTCTTTTATGCTAAGGCTACCGCTACTTGTGAGTTCGATTTTTGCCTTGCCAAATTGAGCGGTATTGCCTTCTACCAACACGTCTTTTTTATAGGGCTCTGTCCAGGACGTTGTGATGGGTTTTGCATCGCTTTTTCTTATGAATACTCGTCCATCTAACGCGGTGAGCGTTTGGAAGATTGTGTCTTCCAGTGTTAGAACGTCTAATACATATCCCTGGAATGTTTCGTTGTTAATTGCAATGCTTTCTCCAATGTATCTTCCGGGCGTTACCGTTTCATTTACGTTTGTTACGGGTTCTATGCTTACCGTTTTAGCAGTGCCGGTGATATTGGCGTTTATGGCAGCGCCCTTACTATCGACGGCCGCTTCTACGACTTCTTGAACCTTGTATCCTACTGATTCATCTATTAATCGGTAGGTTTTTTCTTCGGTCTGTATGATAACTGCGTTTCTTTCTACGCCCATTACAAGGTCTACTTGTGGCCCGTAGTTAATAACATATGCCTCGTTTTTTGCGTTTTTAACAAAATCTTCGACGTCAAACCAAGCTTTGGCAATGACTCTAGTTCCGTTTTCGGCTCCCATGCGCTGTGCTGCCAGTTTGAACTCGTCTATTTCTTTTTTTAATTCTTTTACGGTTTTTTCGGCGGGATTTATGTATTCGAACGGAGCCCACTGGTTCTGTGCCACATTGTACCCGTTTGATATGGCATTTAAAACCCTATCGGCCATTCTAGCGGTGTGTTCCGTTGTTTCGGTTAATTCATTGCGGATATTTTCTATTCCTTTAATTTTTGCTTCTTGTTCCTGGGCTATGAGAGTGAGGTTGTCGGCTACCGTCTCAACGGCGTTATACGGATACTTATCGGGAAGATCGGCGTTTTGTTCAATCGGCGTTTGTCGCTTAATAACCAGGATGTCGGTTGCAAATAACGGTACGCCGTTTACGGGATAGATGAATTTGTTCTCTACTTCATCAAAACGGTAGTTGGCTGTAATCGGCATTTCTTTTCCATTTACCAGTAGATACCCTTTAATATCTTCGCCTGCTCTGTACTGATAAGGGAAAGGGAACGAGGTTGTTACCCCGTCCCCTTTGTAAGTGATTGTGGTTTTGTCTTTACTTATCATCTCTTGTTTTCCTTCCTTTTTAATTCATTAGCCTTTTTCTTGTCCTGGCGTACCCGTTCTTCGTGTGTTTTGTACCGCTTATCAAAAATCGTCGTGGTAATAAGCTCCTGGACGCTTCGGTCTGTGTCAACAAGTGAAAATCTTACAAGGTTCCAGAATCCATCTGACAACGTATCGGAGAATTTCCAGGTGCGGTTTCCCACGCGCGATAGCGAGCGGCCCACGTCGGTGAAGTCTTTCTTTTCGTTTCCGGCTGCTTGAGCTGCTTTTACGAGCTCGTCAATAGCTGTAATGGCAAGCGGTGAATTGTTCGAATCGCTCCCCAGCAAGAAGTGATTCATGACGCCTTCTAAAGCATCACGGACTACCGGGAACCCTTGGTCCACGTTTCTAACGGTCGTAATCCCCAGGCGACGGAGCATTTTGTCCTGATCGTCAAGCTCTCCGGCGACGGCACTTCTATAAACAGTTTCAGCCAGGGTTTGTAATACTACCCAATAGAGAGTCGCATTAATAAGCGCCATGTAATCTCCGTGGTCTTTTACTCTGTAGCCTGCCTTAATAAGGGCGTTTAATACGGTTGAACTGTAACTATAAAACGGAGTTAACTGTCCTACCAGTGTGTTTTTACGCTGCATAGCTACCTGGTCTTTTACTTGGCCGCTTCCAAACAACGCTCTTACGTTTGTGTCGGCGTCCGAAATGGCGTTTTGCTCCATTTGCTTAACATCTGTCATACCCGCTTCGATTTGCTTTCTCATGGATTCGTCGTATCCGTGTTTCCATAAAGCCATTGAGAACATGAGGTCTGTTTCTGTAATAAACCAGTACCCAAAGCGATTAAACTTTTCTTTGGCGTGTGTGGCTTTTTCTCTTATGAGTGAGGTGTCTTGCCCTACCTCTAACTTCATGTCCTGCTGCATATCCCTGTCGATCGTATTCATACGGTCCCGCATCATAGGCGATTTGTCGAATACGAACTGCCGATTTCTAGCGTATGTATCCGTTCCCTTATAAAACCCTAACCCAAAGCTAGTAATGGCTTTCAGGGTGTTCATTCTGCCAATCTGATGCATCATAGGGAAGACGTTAAGAACGTTTAAAAGAGCCGTCCCTGTTCTCATAGCCATTACAGCAAAGGCCGAGTTTTTACGCATCTGTTCAAGCGTACGATTAATAATATCGGCTTTTTGAACGTCCGTCTTCCACACGTCTTTAGACCATTGGCGGATCATGTTGTATGTTTCCATGCCGTATTTTTGCTGGACGGCTTGTTGTACGGCCGGGTGTGTGATTAATTTATACACGTCCGTCGCCGCTTCGCGCATGGCGATATGGTGAATGGCTTCCGTAACTGCCTGCGGCCACACGTCAAGGCGTAAGGCGAGTTGCTGTCCTTTTACTTCACTTACACGAGATTTAGTGCTACCCATGCCGATTCCAAAGGTCGAGCTTCCCGAAAGGGCTTGCTTTACAATGTCATCTACTGCAAGGTCCGAGGCTCTTATACTTAACTTCGGATCATATACAATCGGGTAGTAACCGCCTTTTATCTGACGGCCGTTAATATTAAACGGCAGCGCTTGTACTTTTCCGAGACCTTGTCCATATAGGTTTTCCTGCACTTTATTCCTTTCTGCCCAGTAGCTATCAAGCTGCGACCAGATAGCTTCGATAAAGTTCCAGTCTTTATTGGTAAGTGACGACTCCAGCACGCTTTGCATTGTGTATTCGTCGATGACGTCCGCTTCGTTTTTGGCCGATTTATTAACGGTTGCAAGTACGCGCTTACGGCCTTCCTTATTGCCCCAGTTAAGAGCCATGCAAATTAATTGTTCTCTTGTAAAGTTTGTCGTAAGCCCGATTGTAAAGACTCTGTCGGATCTCATCGCCTGCCATTCTTCTAGCGAGTACATGTTATAAATCTTCGAAAAGACTTTGCACGCCTTTTGCCGCATTTCGAGTTCTTTGTTTGCCGCTTGATTAATCGGTTCATAAAAAAGCTGTTTACATTCGCCGCCGAATCTTTCAAAGACGACTTCGGCTTTTGTGAGTGCAAGTAGAGCGTCAGTTGCGAGGCTTTTTACTTTAGACTTCGTGTTTGTCTGATTGTTTGCGTCTTGAAGGGCGTTAAAAGAATCGTCTACTCCGATAGCCTGGACAACTTTCATAGCGGCGTCTTCTTGGCTTATGACTTTGCCGTTTCTGTCTTTAAGGGTTGTTGATTCATAGTCTCTTCTTGAGGCTTTGTATAGAACGTTCATGGCTTCAACCATATCCCGGAATTGGTCCATTTGCATTTCGTTGTAGTCTTTACGTTCTTTGCTTTCGGCCAATATCCTAAGCCACGGCGCTACAATCTTATCGGGATTCGGTGCGGTTTCTTTATCCATAGCGTAATCCGGATTTAAATCTCCGTACACCTTTTCCCAGTTGATGCTAACGGGTTCGCCTTTTTCGTTTAACGGCTTAATGCCGTCTTTTTCGGTGATTCCCGTAATGTAGGCTAAGTGCTGGATCATGTACCGGCTGTTCGGGTCTAAGCGTACCGGATTTTCCCTTCTACTTATACGCTTAATCATGCCCTTTATGCCGTCCATGGCTTCTTGCTGCATGTCTACACGGCCCGTCGAGCCCTCGAGCTTTGTTCTTACATATTCTTGATTGTCTTTGGCCGCTCTACTCATGCAGTAGTATTTAAGGCTGTTGCCTTTGGCGATAGCCGCTTCTTCAAAGGCACCTGCTGCCATTAACTTGTCGGCGTTATTTCCTTCTTGTTTGGCTTTAATTTCCCAGTGCCGCCAAGTAGTGGCTTCTGCTACTGTCATCTTACTTAATTCTTCACGGGCCGCTTGAAGGGTTTTAGTGTAGCTTCCGGCTGTAATGTCTCTTGCCGTGTTTAACCCTCTCATAGCTTCTTTAAGGGCCGCTTTGGCCGAGGCCAATTCTTCTTTTGCCGAGGCTCTATGTTCTTTGTCCTTTTCCTTGGCGTCCTTTAGTCGCTCCTTGAGCTTTTGGATTTCTTCGTTTTTAGAAAGCATTAAGGCTACTTGACGGCCCTTCTTTGCTTCTTCGTCGTCTACGCCTAGAATTTCTTTGATGCCGGCTGTGATTTCTTCTTCGGATTTTCCGTCCAGGGCGTCAAGTTCACGCATTGCCTTAACCGCTTCTGCTACATACCCATTTACTTTTCGCTTAATGGCATAAGCTTCTAATTGCGAAAGTCTCATTTGGGCGTTTGTCGAGGCAAGCTCTGCATCGGCTGCGTTTTTAAAGTCTTCGGATGTGGGCATCATTTCTTCGTATTCTTTACGCCGATTTTCCATGAACGCCTTGGAACGCTCTTCTAACGGGCCGCCTGCTTTTTCAATGGCTGATTCGAACGGTTCTTTCGAGTCGTACCCAAATTGTCTTAGTAAGTCGTTCCGTAAGTGCTCGTCCGTCTCGTTGTATTGTAATTCTTGTCCATATATCGGGTTTTCATCGACTAGATGCCGTTCGTAGTCAATGCGTTCTTTTTCGAGGCTGTTCTCAAGGTCCGTTCTCCATTGGTTTTCTTCTTGGCGCATGAGTTCTTTAAGGACTCGTTCCTTGGCTTTTTCTTTGGCGTCTTCGGCCCAGCGTTTAATCATGTCCCCCTCTGAACCGGTTAAGTCCCCGGAAAAACCCTTCTTGTCCCAGGCGTTTAATTCCTTCGTCTTGGACCAGGCTTCTATTTCATCGTTAGTTGCAAGCATCCGATCCATGACACGTTTTACGTCTTCCGTCGGTTCCTTGCCGAGGTTGGTAAGGTCTCTATAAATCGATACAAGCCAGGATTTAAATTTTCTAAATGCACTTTGAAGTGCCTGTGTCGGGGCTTTGCCTTCGGCTATATACCGTTCAAATCCGCGGGCAAATCGTTCTTGCATCCAACGTTCTTCGGCAGCGCGAATAGCTATGACGTCGCCACTTTTGCGAGCGTCTTCAATGGTCTTGGCGTAAGATTTAAATTCTTTTTCTCTTGCTGTTCCTTCGTAGTCTTTTATATCTTCCGGTTTATACGCTGCCCATTCTTGAATCGTGTTCCAGTCTTCTAAGAGACCCTTTGGTGCTGCTTCGTCAGTTGCCATCTTACTCATCTCTGTAAGATACATATGCGCCGCTTCATGAACGAATGAGGATTGGTCTGCTCCATCGAATAAGTGAATGGCACCTGTTTCGGAATTATATGAGGCTTTTATTTCTTGACGGTACTTATCGATAATATTTACCGCCTTATCACTAAACACCACGACGCAATTGCCGTCTTCACTGTCGTAATAAGATATGCCTTCAATCCCGTTTTTATTCAGGCGCTGCGAGGTTTCTTCCATGCTTTCGAGTGATGCCGATAAATACTTGTAGATCTCTTTACCGGTGCCAACACTTCTTTTTAGGGCTTCTTTAGGGTTTTTAATAGCCGCTTCCAGGATGCTGTCTTTTCTTTTTTGTATTGCCACTTCGGCTTTTTCAGCTTCTTTTTTTACAGCGGCAAGGACTTTTTCTTCCTTTTCTTTCTCCGTCTGCATAAAGTCCGGGTCTTTGATTTGTTTGTCTATGTATCCAAGGGCTTTAAGGTGTTTTATAGCTATTTTTTCTTTGAGCTTGGGTTTATCGGTATTTTCAAGGCCATTAGATGCTACTTCTAATTGTTTTACCTTATCTTTCGCCTTATCAAGGTCTACCAACGCTTCGGTCTCTTCGGGGAAGGTCCGCATTTCGTTGTGCAGCAGTTTTTCCCAGAATACCTTTTTCCGTTCATCCGGTAAATCTGATATTGTCCTAGCCAGCTTTTCTTGTATTTCAGACGGCTGTTCTTGGTACCGTTTTTCTTCTGCAAGAAGGTTTGTGTCTTCGGGAATGTCTACCTCGTATAAGTACGACGGCAGCCCTTTGTTTTTTGCGTGTTTTTTATACGCCTGGGCTGTCTTTTTGTTTTTGGCTGTGTAAATACCCCATCCATGTACCATATCCCCGGCACCGGTAAGGGCCTTTTCTAAGTTGAACTCGTTAAAGTCCATGCCGCTTCCGTGCCATGCTCGTTGAGCGTAACCACTCTCTTTACTCTTGTTCTTTCCCCCTTCTTTTGCTATACTGTTTTTATGGAAGGACGCATCACCGCCATTGTATTCGGACGTATGATCGGGGCCTTGAGCATCGACCGTGGCAGGAGCGTCCTTCCACATTGTTTTTAATCTTAATTTTTTTTCTTTTGTATAGATATTTTCAACGACGGTCATGGTGCCGTCGTTTTCGTATTTTATAAATCGAATACTGGGCAATCCTTCACTAGACCTGTTACCCAAAACCACTTCATCAGGTGTCACCAGTATATCAAGAGCGTGTTGCAGTAATTTGTTTGTTAATACTATTTCGCCCTTTTTCTTACCTGATCCATGTCTTTTTCGTGCATGACGAATATCATCTGCTACCAGCTCTAATGTATAACCGGACAGATTAATCCTTAATTCTTCTTTTATTCGTTTGACTTCTACATCGGACAATTTCCACAGCGTAAATGTGGGCGCCGTTTCCTCGCCCTTCAGTGCTGCCAGGATATATTCTTTTCCTTGGGCTATAATCGATTCATTAGCCTTCACTTTGTCCGCAAATTCTCGCTGCTCGAATTGAGCGGCTTTTTTATTTTCTGCTGTCCCTATCCGGATCGGATGGGCTGCCGCAAAGTCTTTGGCCGTATAGGCTGTATCGCCGTATTCGTTGCGGATTTTTGCCCAACTTTCAGCCATACGTGCATAAATGAAGGCGTTTTCATTGGCGGCTAATTTGGATTTATCGCTGCCGTCTTGAAGTTTATTTAATACTTCGTTATATACTTCGTAGCCCTCTTTGGTAAGGGATTGTTTTACGGCATAATCGCTTTTGGCCAACTCTTCGAATTTACCTTTTAAGCCTTGTAATGCCTCGTATTTTGCCTTTAACGAATTGGCATTTTGTGCAAATTCGTCTGCCGTTTCGGGGGCCAGGGTCTGTAATTCTTTCATTTGGTCTTCGTACGCAATATCGAGCATTTCTTCTCTTGTCGCTTTGCGGCCCAGCTTTTTATACATGTCTTGGTACCAGTAGTCATTATTCGAGACTCTGATTCCACGGCCTGTCTGGCGGCTTTCTTCGTCGGTATACATAATGCCAACGCCTTGCGGTTTGTAATTCCAGTAAGCGTCAAACCCTAATGCATCTTCATATTCTTTTCTTGCGTCCGTTAAGGCTTCTTTATAGCTTTTATTTAAGTCGTACGGATTTTTATAGATGACGCTTTCAGCGGCCGTTTTTGTTATATCATCCGCATCCTTAAAATGTTCTTCCATGAGTTCTTTGGAAAGAACATCTTTTTTATTTTGTGCTAAATTTGCGAGTTCTTCACGGATCGCTTCCACTCGTTTGGCTTTTTCTTCAAGGGCTGCGCGGTGAACGCCGTTTTTAGCCATTGTAGTTGCACGCATTAGGGTATCGGTATCCACGGACTCATCAGCAAGCTGCGCAAAGGTGCCTGTCGGAATTACGATATCCGCGCCGGTTGAAATGGATTTATCCACTTGTTCGCCCGTAATAATCCCACGGTTTACCATGTCATTTAAAACGTCTACGCCTTTATCTGTCTTAGAAAGTTCTTGTGCATCGACGTACATGTTCTGTACACCGGCAAGACGGGCCTGTTCTTGTACGACGTTTTTATAGACTTCCGGATTTTTTTGTGCTGTTTTATTTTGGGCTTTGTTTGCCATTAATGCTTCAATGGTTTGCTGTTCGACTGTTCTTCTGTATTCTTGCTTCCAGTCTTCGTTTTTAATGGCTGCTACGGCTCTCATTCCGCGGTAGTTTCCTACGCCGTGTGTTATAGAGCCCATAGCCCCCATACCTACTACTGCCGGGACGGCCTGTACCATAGCGTCTACAGCGTTTCCTATGATCTCCGTTGTGGTGTGCGGAGTGCCTTTTTTGTACAAATAATATTCGGCATTATCCATAAGGTCTTCGGAGGCTTGCTGCGCGCCTTCTTCTGCAAGTTCTGCGGCCGTACTTCTACCGAATTGCTTCATGGCTGCTTGTGCGGAGAGTTTGGCAATGCTTTCTTTTCCTGCGTCAATAATAGCCATTCTAGCCGCGGCATTATTTAATATGCTTTTTGCCGCTTGCCCGCCCCAGGCTTTGGTAATGGGCTTATATCCAACTTCCATAAGGCCTAGTTCGATAGCTCCATTAACAACGCCTGTTACGGTTGAATCTACTAAGGCGTGGTTTCTACTATATTCACCCTTACGGTTATTCATCAGTTCCCAGTATCTTGCGGCTGCGCTTTGCTGTTCGAATTGTTCGAACATCCCTACACGCATACCGTTTGCAGCCCCTATTGTAGCTCCCGCTAATAAAATAACCGGTGCTGCGGCAGCTCCGATTCCCGTTGCAGCTGCGCCGCCTGCCGCTACGGCCGAGGTTGCCATACCCATAGCGGCCCCTTGTGCGGCTCTTTTTGTGGCTCTTGCAGCTTGGGTTCCCATAATCGTTAATTGCTGAATAGTGTCGTATAAAGTTCTTTCGTATTTATTAGGCTCTTGATATGCTCGCAATTCGTCTGTGAGTTTATCTACATCGGGCCGTACGGAATCCATGCTTTCTCCGTTATATGCACGCATTTGCGCATCGGATAGTTTTACCATATCCGATCCGGAGTTAAAGGCATCTTTTATAAGGTCAAGTGCGCTTCTGGTGTTTTTTATATCTTCGTATTCGCTAACCGCGATTGATGCACTCACCGGATCCTTTTGTCTCATCTCTGCAAGTTCCGGGTACAACGCATCGAAATTTTGTATGCTAAATTTTGAGCCTTGCATAAATCCCATGGGTTGTGTTTCTTTGTCGATTTCTTTAACACGGTCCATTACTTCGGGATTGTCTATGAGAAATTGCGGCGATAGACTCATGCGCTGCCCTAGGCGTTGTGCTTCTGTCATCGTTTCAGGTGTGCTGTAAAGAATGTTCTTTTGGATCTCCATTACCCCGTCAGCTACATTTTGCCATCCACCCATCATGCGGTCGAATAAGGTTCCACCGTAGTCGTTATCTTGGCGCCATTGTTTTCCTTCGGCGTCGGTGTGTTCGTTTTTTAGATCCCACTCCATGTTTCTTTTCCCTTTGGCTTGGTTGTCCGTTACAACCGTTCCCTGCCCTAGGGAGTTGGCTATGTTCAGTAGCTGTTCCTTGCGTTCGTCGCTTATCATTGTTATCTTAGCCCCGCATTCTTTAACATTTTTTCGAATTCAGTTGCGTATACGTCTTTGAAGTCGCCGTCTTTATATAATCTAATGTATACACCTTCCGGCGTTTTAATTCGTTCCCAGCCGGCGTAACCTAAGTTATAAATATCTGCATCGGAAAATTCTAGCGGCCTGTCTTTGAATACCCCGTATTCCGCTGTCGCCCCGGAGTCAAAGCTGTAAGTGGCTTCTATAGCCCATTGTTTGATAAGCGTTAAATCCGGTTCACTTCCCCCGTTTTCTGATTTATATCTACTTATTTTTTCGCCAACGATAATGCTCATGGCGGTTTTATTTCGCGAAAACTGTTCACTTGTCATTCCTAACATATCTGCCGTTAGCCGATCTTGTATTTTAAAGTTTCGTCCATTTTGAACATCTTCGTGAAGCGTGTATATTGAGTCGATTTGTTCCGGAGTGAAGCTTACCGGTGAGTTTTGAAGTACAAAGCTTAGCTCTTGTCGTCCGTTTTCGCCGTTAAATTCCCCTTTTTGGATTCTTGCCTTAATGTTATTGACGTCAAATACATTCCCCTTTGACGACGCTTTGGCGGCGGCTTCTGTCTTATCTCTAATTCCCTTATCAATTGACATCGTGAGAGTCCCTAATTCACTGTTTTTTAAATCTTCGTCATCTCCCATTAGCTCTGCCAGCTTGTTTCTTTTTTCGCTGTCTGTTGCGTTGGGATTTGCAAGACCCCAATTGATATATTTCCCTTTTGCATCTTTTACTTTTGCTTCTATTTTTTCTTTTTTTATCTGCCTGTCTTCCCTATCACGTCTTCTGATTTCTTCTATTACGGCCCGTAATTCTTCCGGCGATCGTTTTGATGTTTCCGTTCGTTCATAATGACCCGTGCCGTCTTCGCCAGTTTTTACAATCTTTTCTGGATATGTTCCGTCTAGGTGATAGTCCGATTCGTGTACCGTCAACTCCCTTGAGCTGCTGTTGCCATAGCAGCCTCCGTTGCCGTCGTATATGGTGACGTGTCCGTCTTCGCCTTCTGACGTATGGTAAATGATGCAATCGCCTTTACTTAATTTGCTTTCGTCAAACGGGATGACTTGGATACCGGCTTCGGCCGCTTCTTTTACAAACGCCGGGCAATTGGTTTGATTTTTGTGTGCCTGGTCTGCTAGAAATTGATTGTATGATGCCCCAAATCGTACGGCGAATTCTACACACCCGTTGCTTCCGTTGGGCATTCTGATGCCAACTAATCCGGCCCCTATCGAATACTCAAATCCTTTATCTATAAGGCCGCCGCCTGCGGCTTTTCCTCTGTATTCATCAAATGCTTTTAAGCGGTTGTTTACGGACATGTTGCCTTCGACTTCTTCATCCCATGTAAACTCGCGACCGTTGTAAATCCCTGTGGACATTCCATTTTTCCAGCGACGCCCGTTTTCTAGCCCCCAATTCCATGCAACGCACGCGGCCTTTTCGTCTCCGCCTAATTCGCCAATAAAATAATCCCAATACCATTTGGCGTTTTTATCTTGGGCTTCGGTGCTATGATCGTCTACATTTACGCCTGTTTGACTACATACCCATTCCCACGTGCTGGGTAAAAATTGATACCTGCCAAAGGCCCCTGAGCTCTTGTTAACGGCGTTATAGTCGCCCCCACTTTCTACCATAAAGTTAGCTTCGAATGCATTGCTTGCTCCGCCCGAACCGCCATGTACATATCGATAAGAAATTACGGTGTTGTTCTCTGATATATCCTTAATTTGTGCCTCTACGTCCCCAGGATGACGCTTTCTCACTCCTTCTATATCTCGTTCTGTTTCAATGGCTTTTTTCTTCTTTTGGGTTTTATTTGTTAAGTTTACGACGGCATCATCGTTGATATATTCCGAACAATTAGCTAGTAGGCTGGTTACTCTCGTGAAGCTTTCTTGGCTTCCGTCGGCTAGCATGCTTTCTGAATATAAGTTAAACATATCGGTGTTTGCGTCTTTTATCATTTGCTTTCTATTTTCTTCGCCGATAACGTTCCCATATAGCGTTTCGACTATAGCCTGGTTTTTGCTAAAGTATTCAAAAATATTAGCATTTGTTCCTTTTTCTACAAGGCTATCTGTGTTTTGCTTTAGTCTTGTACTATATACGTTTTTCCGGTATTCATCTTGTCTTGCCGCTTGATATTTCATTACTCCGTTGAATTGAGATATATTGGTTTCGTCTGCCATGTTTGTGAAGGCTCTGTGAGCTTTTTCATAATTGGGAAGGCTTGCCGTTACTTCTTGTCTAATTTTAGCTTCGCCTTCTTGATACTGGCGCATTAAGTCCAGTGCGTTTGTGTCTTTTTTAGTAAGCAGTCCGGTCCCAGGATTATTCAAGAGGTCGTTTAACTTTTCCTGATATTTATTGCTTGCATCTACAACGTCAATTTTAATTTGTTCGTCGGTATAGGCTTTTATTTGGTCTTGAATGGCTCCTATGGCTTTTCCCATTAATTGGTTTCCAGTTGTATTTCCGCCAAAGGCTTCTATGTTATTTGTGGCTTGTACATTTGCATTTTCTACGTTCGGGTCTACAGCCCTGTTGTATGATTTTATTTCCATGGGTTACCCCCTAAAATTCTTGGATCCAAAGGGATTCGAACTGAACAATCCCTTTTGTGCGTTTGCGTATCGTGACCATCTTAGAAGGTCGGGTTTGTAATCAAATGTATAGTCTGCCCCAGAGCTTCCGGCAGCGGGCTTTTTAGCCCCGGCATATTCATGTTTAATTCCGTACATGCTGGAAGCCGTTGAAAGAAGAGTGGCTATGCCGGCTAATTTCCCCTGGGCCTTGGCGTTTTCTGCCGAGGCTTTATATCCTGCGGCTTGGTTTTCATAGTTGTATTGGTTAAATAATTCCGAGCGTTCATCGTTTCGTTGGTTCTGTAATAATTGGCTGCTATCATCTTGGTATGTTCCGTACGATGATATGAGAATATCTAAGGGACTACCCGTAAGCGTCATATTCGATGCGCCGGCTTGGGCTGCTGTTTGGCCGGCCATTAACCGCATCCTGTCGTCAAGTTTACGTTGGTCATTTGCGTATTTATCGGCGATTTGGTCTTGCCGGAGTTCACTTATTTTAGCGTTTTGTTCGGCCGCTTGTTCTTGCTGTCTATACATAGCGACCTTGGCATTTGTTTCTTGCTTTATTTGTTTATATTGCATGATGCCCTGGACGGCTTGCCCAGCTATCATGCCCCATACTCCACACATTATTCATTCCTCCCTATTACGAATTGTTGCCACGTTATGCCGTTTTCATTAAACGGTGTATCAAAAACGGCGCCAGCTCTTTTTAGCCAACGCCGTGATGCTTCATTATCTGTGCTTATATAATTCGTTACGGGTCCATATTCCTTAATGAATCTACCGATTTCATCGAGGCCCATAGTGATTAATTCTTTTTTGTAGTTTTTTAGCTTAGTCGTTCCCACCATCCATACGATATGGTAGCCATTTACTGGGCATTTTGTGATCCCGTATATAGCGATAGGTTCGCCGTTTTCGCCGAACGCTAGAAAGTTATCGCAAAATTCATGCATGGCGCATTTAGTAACGGATGTGTAAGCCCCTTGTAGTTCTTTTTTATCAATCGGCCGCAAGTGTTCTTCTATGTACTTTACGGCCTGTAGGTGCCTTTCGTTTTTTTTATTAAATTTCTCCGTTGTAACTTTTGACGATGCCGCCATCAATGCTTACCTCTCTTATAATCGCGTTTAATTCAAACGGGAACGGTTCGTCATGCTTGATGCAGATATGGTTTTTGGTGTTGCTCCCGATATTGGCTACCGGCATTTGCTGCACGATGTCGCCTGTTTCTAACGTTTCGTAATCTTCGTATCGTAATTCGTCCATATCCTTATCTTTAAATGTATACCCGATATGGCCGCCGTAGGATTTTTCTACTCTTAACACGACGGTATTAATCTTTGAGATTCTAGCTTGCATGGTCCCTTCTTTTAACCCTATATCAGGGCCTGGCTGCTCGACTCTTGTTTCATAGGCAAGGCCTATTGTGATATCCGAAAACGACTGGCCAAAGGCCACTAAGCCATTTTCAGGTACTGCTCTATCTTGTAGCCTTGTTCCGTCGGCTAGGACTTGTACGGTTTTCCCTATAAGGTGTGGTATTTCTATGCTGCTACCGCTTCCTGTAACGTATGAATCCATGTATACGGCCGTATCCATACCGGGGTTAAACCGTTCTATATAGGTTTTATCGTCTCTTTCTACGGTTATGTATAGTACGTCGCTTGCGCCGTTAGGGATAGATGCTACCTTTTTATATTTACCGTCCGTCTTATGATGCGACCAGGCAAATACGTTTTGCTCTTTGATGAAGGCCAGCGAAAGCAGCACGCCGTCGTCACGGACGTAATACAAGGTGCTATTGGGTTCTTGAATATACGCAGAGGATATTAACTTATGACCTTCGGTTAAATGCGTGGCCAAAAGCGTTAGGTCGTCGCCGTTGTAGTTATCCGCATCATATTGATAGCCGAGGTCTCTTACGGTCTTACCGCTTCTTTGTACGTGTACGATACGATTTCCGATGTGCTGTGGAGGGCATGTGTTAGATCCTCTCATCGTTTGCGGCCTGGGATTAATTTTAGCCGGTGTGATGACGCTGGATCCTTCTATAATCCATTCGTTACCCGTTGTTAATATAACCAGGTCCTTTGCCGGTACTAAATGCAAAATCTCAAAGCCGTTGCGAGTGATAAGGTCTGCTTTAATCGCCGAGTCGTCCGTTACGCCACCGTCTACTTTTTCAATGCCAAAGTTCGGATAATCTCCTGTTCGACTCATCCATATAGAGTAGGGTTCTTTTTTTGTGGCTGCTAAGACTAATCTATCTTGGAAAAAGCACGCCATTTTAGGGTATCCGTTATCGTCGTTCCAGCTACTTAATGCGTATACCTGGGTTTTGTCTGTATTAGCAAAATCGGTAATAACCGAGGCTTTAACTTCTGTCGGTGAAACGACTTCTGTAATTTTAGCTGTGCCGTCATTTGAGTAAGGATTGCGGGAAAAGTCTACGGTAAGTTTGCCGCTTCCGTTATCTGCGTCTGTTACAGCCACTGCTTTCATCCATGTAGGTGTAGTGACGGTGCCGGATTCCGTGAAGTTTTGGTCGTTATTTGACTTGTAACTTCTGTATTCTTGCCAGGTCTTATTGTCATCCGAGTGATAAACGGTGACTTTACCTTTCCATGTGCCATGGGTTGTAATCTTCCAGGCCTTTCCCACTCGTATAGACTTGGTTTCTTCCGTTATTGAAGAGGCTTGTATTTCGATTCGTTCTGATTGGTTTTCGGCTTGCTGGGTTAATTTTATGTGGCTATTTATCATACCGGGTGTGAATGTGTCTTTCGTGGCCGTAATGGTAACGTCGTTACCCGATGTGGCCGAGGGTTTTAATTCGTTATTTCCGGAGAATGTGATTCTTACGTATCCGTTTTGACCGTCTTTTCCGTCTGTTATTTGGGGGGGATTTTTTTGAATGTCTTTGCATATGCCGGTAGATCCACCTTTGGCTCCGCCTTGGTATGAGACCCCATCTTTTCCTTCTATTCTCTGATTTTTTCCGTTGGGTTTACTTGCAATTCCTGCGCCGCCGCCTTTAGTTTCTACGTTATTAAAGGACGATTTTCCTCCGTCCGTTCCGTCTGTAGGCTGTGCGTCGCCTCGCCGGGAATATTGGGATTTACCGCCTTTTCCGCCAGCGCCTACTGTTACGGAATATGTTTGTCCTGCGGTTAGTGTGTCTATTGTTATTTTCTTTTCTCCGGATCCACCGTTTCCGCCTTGTAATTCCATGGTCCCTGTGGCGGTATTTCCGTCGCCCCCATATTCATATGAGTAATGTTGTACTCCAGTGCCGGCACCGCCGCCACCAGCGCCTATAATTTCTACGGTATATTTACCTGTGATTTGCGGCGTAAATGTGTATGTTCCAGGTGCTACAAACGACGTTTCTTTATTTACCGCTTGCGTGGCTGAATCGTAATAAGGTTCTGTGATTTCGTACTCTTTAAATGTCCAGCCTGTAGCCGTTCTTTGAAGGCATTGAATTGGATAATCACCGGAACAAATAAACATAGTATCGGCTGATTGGGTGAATTGTAAGTTATCCACATTATCGTACGGTGTGGATAACTCCGTGCCGGTGTATTTTCCGTCTTCCCAGATACGGATATATTGATATCCCACTTCCAGGAGATAGGCATCGTCTATTCCGGCGTTAAAGGCGACAAGGGCCGTCGGTTTATCGTCGTATTTAACTTTTCCGATGAATTCCGATCCTTGTCTACGATAGCACCCGCCGAACGGACGGATGATGAGGTTTTGAGCTGTTAGAAGGGCTGATTTATATTTATCTAAATCTACACGGTTTGCGACGTACGGAGATATTTCGCCGGCTGCAAATGACGGTTGTATGAGATATATGTTCATCGTACCCTCCGAGTGTTGGCGTAATTACTATGATATACCGCATCCCTTTGCCCTTCTCTTGCGTCGTTTAATTGGGCATCGTGAATAATGGCCTGGAATAACTGATATTGCATTTGGTAGGCTTGCGGATTTTCGGTAAGGCGCATGGCCATATTGGCTGCCAAAAGGCGTGTGAAGGCACTTACAAATAAGGTATCCATGACTTGTACGTCTTTTTCATCGACCGTGTAATCGGTGTAAGCGTCTTGTAGATTACAAGCAATGGCCTTTGTAGCCGTATCTATATTTACGATGACGTACGGAACGTGTTCTTGTACGTTTATCTGTTTGTTTCGAATGTTATTGATTTTTAAGCAATTCTTCGGGTATGCATAGCAAAAATCATATCCGGGTATTTCTTTGTCTAATAAGGCTAACTTTTCAATTCTATGAGCAAAGCTCCACGGATACGCCCGGAGTACCGTTTCTCTCGTCTGGTCAAAGTAGAGCTTACATGCCCTTGCGTTTTCTTCTTTATCGTTCATTGAGGTGATGACGCCTTTACCGAGATTAGATAGCGCCATGTTACAAATATCCGTGTCTGTCATGTTTTCTCCTTTTTAATAAAGTTGGGGACGGTGTTATCCGCCCCCTTATCTTTATAACTTGTGTTTTTTAACGAGGTTTACAAGGTCCTCTTTAGTTTCTTCGCCGGTGTATTCAACGCCGGCTTGGATTAACTTAGCTCGTAACTCATTGGAATGTAACTGATTTAAACTTCTTCCTTTGCGGCAATCCTTAAAAGGGATCCCCGGCTTATCGTACGTCTGCATCCATTACAAGTGACGCCGAAATGGTGCCTGCCGATTGGGCTGCGGCGGACGCCCATTTTAAGCGGAGATAACCGAGGTCTCCGTAAGGTACTTTAACAGCTAAGGTTTTACCCTTTTCAGCCGTATACGTACCCAGGGTCTTAGCTCCTGTCACCTTATCGTTGTCCGCTGTTTCAAGCGTTACCGTGCAATCTGCCGAGGCGCCGGGTAATTTAACAACTAAGGTTAAAGGACTTCCTGCGTCGCCTTTACCTGTTTTAATAACTTCGCCTGTACCGGACGTACCGGATAATTTCACGTTCCAGAAGAACGTATTTTCTGCATCGTATATCATAGTTTCTCCTTCCTAGGCGATAACGGGTTCAGTTTCTGTTAATGCGTCGTTTTTCTTAACAATAAGGCCCGATACATAGAGCGTCGGAACACCCTGCATGAGCTGCTGTTGCGTTACATATACATTGTTTTTATCTGCGATATGCAGTTCGAGCATTGTGTATGCCATAGGCGATACATACAGAATCGGGCGTTTCGGGTTTATGATTTTGTTTTTTGCGACTACAATTCTTTCGGCTAATGCCTTGCGTGCATCAGAGGTTGTGTCTTCGGCTGCTGCCTTGCAATCGATGTTGCGGACGGCTGCAACTTTACGGATGTTCTTTACTGCGAGTCCCGCATCCCAATCGAACAGTGTTGCAAGGGCCCGGTATTTACCGCCGTTTGCATCGATGGCGTCGATTTCTCCGAGGTCCTGGATATCAAGGCCTGCTTTAGAGCCTTTCGGGTAAATGCCCACAACCGCATCTTCGCCCCAGTCTACGATGTATGCGGAGGTTTGTTTATTGGCCGTTTTACCACCGGCGTTTACGACTTGGTAGCCTTCTTCGCCGAGGTCGCCTTTAAACGTGTTGTAGCGGATGCTTAACCCGTTAAACTGGTCCGGGTTTGCGTCGGTGTCGCCGTAGAACATGTACTTAGCGAGATCATCCGTAAAGCCCTGGACATAGGCTTTGTCTTCGGACATGCGGAAGGCTTGTTTATCCGGAGCCAGTTTTACGAGCTTCACATCGACTTCCGAGCGTGCTTCCATTAAGCAGCACGTGTCGATGATTTGCTTTGTCGTCGATTTTCCGGGCTTTACGCCGGCATTAATGCGCCGTAATTCCGGATGAGGATATGACGTGCGTACGGTTGTTTGGTTGCCTGTGGGAAGGTTTCCTTCCATCCAGGGAATATCTTCCATAATAGGGTTGCTCTGGGCCATGACTTCCATAATCGTGTCCAATTGGCCCTGGGGATTTAAGCGCTTTCTTAAATCCGAGAAAGTTAATGCTGTGCTTCCAATCATATTTGTTCTCCTTTTAAATTAATACTTGGAAAAATCCGTATGCGGATACATATCGGTACTTGTTGCGGCGGTACCTGCGCCACCCATTTTGCCAGGGTCTTCACCGATTAAATCGGCAAAGGCTGCCATGGTTTTAATCATAGCTATGTGATTACCGGCTCCCGTTAGATTTAACATCTGCGTAAAGCCGGGAATCTTTTGTTCAATATAATCTCTTGCGGTTGCGGCTTTACCGAGCGTTTCTTGATAGGCCCCGCCTAATTCTTCTTTTGCCGCATCGCCCCAGGATTTCACTTCATTAACATATTGTTCCTGGAGGCTTTTGGCGACCGATTCTGCTACGCCTTGAGCATACTTAATGCCGTACGTTGCCATACCGGCTGCCTGTTCTTGAGTTGCGCCCATGCCCTTTAAGAGATTTGTAAATTCTTCGGTACTTTTTTCGTCCGCTTCCAGGCCCGCTTCTTTTAATACGGCCGCAAAGTCGTACGATTCCGGTACTTGCGGAGTAGTGCTTTCACCGTCACCACCTAAGGCGGTCTGGGTGCCCTTACCAATAAATGAGTCGCTACCTTCTTGGTTAGCGCTCGTATCGGTCGATTGTTCTTGTGTTCCTTCTGCCTCTTGGCTTTCCGGGCCTTCGGCGAATCGTTGCAGGTCAAATATTAGCTTTTCCATGTGGTTTTCATCCTTTCAAGTTCGATGCGTTTTGTGGCGTATTCTTCTTCCATTTGGTGAAGTAATTTCATACCTTCAAGTCCCATAGATTGAATGAGTTTTAAATATTCAAGGCCTACACGACGGCGCCCCTCGTCTAAGAGTGTGGTTTCATTGGATAACGGGCTATAGATTCTCGTTGTATCCAAAAGCCGAGCCATAAAGTGTCGCCCTAACGGACTTTCCATGACGTATCGGAGCGCTTCCATATCTTGGCTTCGTATGGTTTCTTCCATGAGTTGTGCGGTCTTTCGTTCTTTTTCGTGCATTTTTACCTCATTCCTAACCATTCTTGCATAGCCGGGTTTCCGTCGTTTGCCGCTTCTGTTGCGTTTTTAGCGGCCGCTGCAAGGTCCGGAGCTTGGGCTATTGCTGCTTGCTGTTGTGCTTGTGCTTCTGCTGCAGCCTGGGCTTCTTGGCGTTGTTTTTGGATTTCTTGTACTTCTTCGTCCGAACGGATCATGGCTGCCGGCACGCCTACTTGCGCTAAGTAGTTTGCGACCGCTTCCGTAAGGTTTACCTTATCAAGGACCGTCTGGTCGAATTGTGCAGCCTGTCCGATAAAGCCGATGCCTTGTTCAATCGATGTAAGACCGCTCATCTTTTGAGCCTGGGCGAGCGGTGAAATATATTCAATCCTAAACTCTTCGCCTACAATGTCTTGCAGCTCTTCCGGGATATCCGGGAAAATACCGCTTCTATCTAGGATGTTGTAGACCCTTTCAAGGATACGGTTCAAGAATTCGTATTGAAGGCGTTCTACCACCGGGCCTAACTGCTGCAATTTTTCTTGATTACGGGCCATAACTTCCTGGGCCGTCATACGGCCTTTATCTAATTGGTCCAGCATTAAAAAGAGGTCCGAGGAGTACGTCCGTTTTACCCTGTCTTCCACACGCTGGATTTTTCCCTCAAGTTCGCCGATTGCCAGTTGTCCTTGGAATATAGGGCGTATGGCTTCGTTGGGATCGTTTATGGCTGTTGTACCGCCGGGAAATAGATTGATGTTACCTACTTGCGACGGAGGTACCTGTAACGGAGGCTTTACACCCATTTCAATGGCTGTAATGGCGTCTAGCTCCATTTGTTGCAGCATTTTGGCGTCCGGCAAGGCATTCCAGCCGGGGCCCGTGGCGTAGGCTTCTGTTCCTTTTACCGTGTAACGAGCGATAGGCACGGGCCATTCTTCAAATCCCGTAACTGCCAGGCATTCATCTTCGTTAGAGTCTTCTACCCAGTAGGTCGAGGTGAACGGCATCTTTTTGTTATTAAGCTTGTTCGGGTCGTTATCTTCGTTCTTTTCGACTAGCCAACATACTGTGTGGTAGTTTTGATGACCGCTTCCGTTATCGTATGACTGCTTTACCGTCATTGGGCAATTGTCATATCCGAATTGTTTTACGATTTGATTTACGGTCATTTTGGCTCTTCTAGCAAAGGTTGAGACTCTTCCTGTTGCGTCACACGCCAGGGCGTATGTTCCAATGGTATACGGAACAAACGTTACCGTGCCGCCTTGTGAGAAAATCCCCAGGGCCGCTTGGCCAAAGGGAAGTTCTGAATAGCACTGATGAATGGCATTATAGAAGTTTGAGCCGGATAGGACCGATTCCATGATATCGGCTCTTGTATCTAAGAATCTCTGCACGCCTGTATCATCGGCCAGGTCCTTATTTCCGATGCCAAAACGGAACCAGCGCCTAGACGGCGGTGTGAGCCCTGATTGAACACCGGCTGCAAAGGTATCACGGGCTTCTTGAATAACGCCTGTAAAGATTTCTTCATCGTGTATGACGGGTTTTCCCGCTGTGTCGTCGTCAAATAAGCCGTCATAGGGAAGTTCATAATCGCGGATTAATTTCCACACTCTTTCCCAGGGCCGCCTTGCTTGGAATAAGGCGTTAAACCGTTGCACGAGCTTTCTTTTATCTTTACACGTGTTCGGCTTTACCGTCTTTTTATTTTCCGTCGGGCTTCTAGCTAATGCTGTTTCTACTTCTTTACGCATGTTTTTCTCCTTATCCCAGCGTGTTTTTGCCATTGGTTGTTCCTAATGCCGTGTCTATAGCTGTTCGCGTACTTTGAAAACCGCGCTTTTTACGCTGTTTTTCGACGCTATCGGCTGTTCCTTGGTCGCCGTTATTTACGGCTTGTACCGTAGGATCCGGTGTCTTAAATTCGGGTGATGAACTACTTCCGAACAGTCCTTTTAATCCACACATTGGTATTACCCCTTTCTAAACGGATTGTATTTTGTTTGTGCCGCTGTTTGCTGCCTTTGGCTCTTTAGCACCGGCAGCGAAAACGTTAAAGCCAGGGCGTCCGCTTTATTGGGTGACGGCACGCCGCGGGCCTTCATGTGGTCTTTACTCTCTAATATGATTTCGCCTTTTTCGTTTACAGATGCTTCGGGACCTATGAGGTCATCTCTTAACACGCCGTCATCGGGAAGAACGCCACCATTTATGAGCCAATCTTTCATCTTTCCCCATATTTCGGCGCGTTTATTGGCAAAGCCTTTTGTTCCGGACTTTCCGCCAAAAGCAACCAGCTTCCAGGTTCTTCCCATTGTCACGCCAAACGAATAAAGCCCCGTGCCGTAGCCCTGGTCAATAAAGACGGCATCGGCTTTATATTCATCTTCAAAACCTGCCAATATGGCCGCCATGGCTCCGTCGTTGTCGTTTTTCTGGTATTCACCCAGGACCTTAGAATAAAGACCTTGGCGGAGGATAATAACGAATTGGTCGCTACCTGTCCATGCCGGGTCCACGCCTATAATGACGGGTGCAAAGTTATATTCAGCCGGCCGGAGTGTTCTTTTTGTGGCCGCTTCCACTATATCTACGCCTATATATTGCGCGTCAGACGATGACGGGAATTCGCCACGTACACGGACCTTAAAGAAGTCCGAATCTTCGCCGTATTGGTTTTTCCACTGTTCGATTTGGGCTTTGTTTGAGATAGCTACGTCCCTGGAGTCTATTTTTTTCGTGTCCCAGTAGTTACGGTACTTAGTAAAGCATGAGTGAAAACGGCCTACGTTACGGGTAGGGTTTCCATAGCAGCACCAGATGATTTCTGTGTTCTTATCTGTCAAGGCACCTTCTGCAACTTCCCAGATGCGATCGTCTATAGCAGATGCTTCGTCGAATATGATAAGAATTCTTCGGCCCTGGTTATGAAGACCGGCAAAGGCTTCGGTATTTGTGACGGACCAGGGGATAGCATCGATTCTCCAGGTCCTTTCGTGTTCCGCTTCAATCGAGAAGATAGCAGTTGCCGTGTAGGTAAATAGCTCTTTTGCGATAAATTTTCTGTACCATTTAGCAAGCTCTGCCCATGTCTTTGTTCTTAATTGGGCTTCGGTGTTTGCGGTTACGACGCCTCTTGTGTCTGGATGTGTCGAAATAGCCCATAGAATGAGCCATGCAACGGTCGTGCTTTTTCCTATGCCGTGTCCTGATGATACGGCCTGACGAATTACTGTATCCGGCGTTTCTAGTCCTTTTGCAATTCTTTCTAGCTGTTCCAGTTGCCATTTTTGCGGCTTTTGTCCTTTTAGCTCCGGGTCGTTGTCCCAGTCGAAAGCAAAATATACCCATGCTACCGGATCGTGAGTTAAGCGGCCCAGGCAGTCCATAAGCTTATACGCTTCGTCCTTATTCATTAGCCGCTTCCCCTTTCTTTAATAGTGCCTGCTGCAACCTTTCTGACAGGTCCATGTTGGCGTTTATTTCGACGCTTCCGGTAAGTTCTGTTTGTTGCTTTTGCTTCCAGTCGTCCGGAGCTAAATTGGTAAGAATAAAGGTAGCTGCCTTTGTTTCCGGCGGTACAAATACAAGTTCGTTTTCTATCTTTTTGGTGACTTGTTTTCCTACTATCTTGCCGTCTTTAATGATGTCTGTTGTGACGGTTTGTTCTTTTTTAGGCATCTTCTTTTCGATGCCTACAGCTCGTTGGAATAAGGCGTTTTCAACCTGGGCTACGCAGTAGTCTTTACCTATCGAAAGTGCCTCCGAAAACTCCGGATGTTTTTTCGTCCATTCATAAAGCGTTGATTCGGAAATGCCGATGTAGGCGGCAATCTCATCGTTATGCCATCCTTTACGGCATAGGCTTTTAATGACTTCCAGGTTTTGGGCCGTATGGAACTTTTTCCAGGTTGTTGAACGACGCCTTATATTAATGTTTTTTCCTCGCGCGTCTTTTGTGCGCGTATCTGTGTCTTTGATAAATATCTTCTCACGGCGAACGGGTTCGCCTCGTACCTTGTTTTTCGTCATGGTTTCTCCTACTTAAACGTACGCCTTCTTGTCGAGTGGTAAACAGGCGTATGGTTTATATCTGTTTCGTTCGTTTTTCGTTTCTTTTGCCACTTTGGCTCAAAGCATATGCACCGCTCCGATTCTATTTGTAGGTGCATGTTTACGCATATTTCGCGGTGGTTGTGTTTACATCGCTGATTGTCACATCGGATCATGCTACCCTCGCTTTACGGCAACAAAAAAGGAAGGCCTGCACAATGCAGGTCTTCCTTGTCTTATTTTTCTAGCTTACATGATATCACAGAGTGATATGTAACTTTAAGTACCCTCTTTTGATTTTTTTAGGATTATATCAAAACTTTTCAAGGCTCGTCGTTGCGTTCTAAAAATATTCGGCCACGTGCAGCCCAGGGCCTTACATATATTTTCCCACTTTTCGCCGTAAAGATATCTTCTCGAAAGGATACTTTGGTGTTTAGGATTTTCCAGCTTTTCAATTAAGAGTCGTGCCTCTTCTCTTTTTTCGATGAGCTTATCCCATTCCTTATCCGCATCCGCAATCATATCCGCTAGGCGTGCCACTTTATCTGCCATACCGCTTCCGGGCGTTCCGGAAACTTTATCTGCCGAATAATCCGTTCCTTTTAGGGTGCAGATGTCTTCTCTATATCTTGAGATTCTCGTTTCCAGTGTTTTTAACTTAATGTCTAGCGTTCGGATCGACTGCAAATATTTTATGGCCGTTATGTTTTCTACCATTCTTTTATGGTCTCCTTAATGATGACGTCCATATCTATGGTTCCGTTGTAGCGTATGATGTTGTTCTTTTCTATCTCTCCGGCGTGCAGCGCTTGCAGCATCCATAATATTTTTTTCATCACTTTTCTGTCCTGCTCTTCTTCTCCGTGAAATATCACTACGTCTTTTGCATTTTGCCTTGCGACGATTCCTGTTTTTCTGACCCTAAATAATTGCAGTGCTCCTATGGTTTTCCCGTTTTTGATTATCAGCATGTCCGGTTCTCCTTTAGCCTTGGTGAATTGTTTGTTATTGTTCGCCTATTATAATGCCTTCTTCTCTAGCTCTTAGTCTTAGTAGATTTAAGTACCGTTCCATTACATGTGACTGTGCTTGGAGCGCGTCTATCGGAGTTTTTGTATCTCGGTCTAATCGTTGGCTTTTTCTTGCTATAGCAACTTGTAATTTTTGATGTCTAATTTTTAGCTGCCAGTATTCGGCAAGTAGCTGGTCTTTATAGTCGTCGCTTGTCATAAGGTTTATGGTGTCTTTTAGGTCTCTTATTCTCATGGTTTAATCCTCCCAATTACTTATATCTCTTTCTGTCTGCTTTCTCCCATTAACTCAACGGATGACGTATACGCTGCTTTAAGTGTTTCTCCCGCTTTAGTTTTTTTAACCATCATCTACGTACTCCCCTCATCCATCAGCAACCCAAATAGATTTATTTCATCCGGTTTTGCTGTAGACAGACTCTTATCGGATAACCACCACTCATACATATCATTTGCGGTTTCAAATATTGCCTTTTTGCCTTCTTCCTTACGCTTGTCGATTATCTTTTGGCAGCCGTACTTCCACATTTTCTCGATTTGCGGATATTGTGCAAGGTCCCGTTTACGCTGTTGAGGACTGGCAAAGGGACATCCGACGCAGCCTATGCGATGCCATCCCTTATCGTACAACTCGCAATACGGCACGTTGTAGGTCTTGATATACTCCCATACATCTTCCGTACTCCAATCAATGATAGGGTGCAAAAATTGTTTATTATTGTGCCTGTTGCACGGTTCGACCATGGACCGTTTTGAGCGACTATTACTCTCTGCTTTGCGTATACCTGTAACAACCGTCCGTCCTATGCCGCCACGTTCTTTGTATACGGCACAACAATATCTAAAGAATCGGGTCGGCAGAACGCCTTTTTTCTCGATGAGTTTGTACATCGGCATTTCCGGTTTTTCAATGATTACGTCACGATGATAGTCGTGTATAAACTTTAGCAACTCCGGCGGTTCAACCGTCGTTACGTTGTAGTGTGCGTCGTACTTAACGCCCGCGCGTTTTATCAAATCAAGTACAACGCAACTGTCTTTCCCACCACTAAACGCTATGTAATAGCCGTCAGCCGGTTCATGCAACAATATCCTTGAGATAGCCTGTCTTACCTTATTTATTTTGCCAAATAGCGTATTTTCGATTAACATTACTCACCTTAATTTTCATTTGAATACAGTTTTTAAGTGGTGCACAATTTGCTCCCCTCTTTTCTCCTTTTTAATGCTCCTCACGCGTTCATTGAATTTCTTCAAAACAGGTTAAAAACGATTCTTCGTCAAGTGTGTATATATCTCCGTGTACAGTCTTAAGAACATAGTCGCCCTTTAAAGCCCTGCACCTTTCACTACCATTAATAATTTCCAGTGTTAGTACACGCTTATGAAACTCTTCGCCTGTATCTTCATCAAATTCTCGCTTAAGTGTCGTCCAAACACCGCCCCTAACGTTTAAAAGGTTTAGTATCTCGTCCCCATTTTCACCCGTAAATTGAACGGCTTCTACGGTATTAGGGTCTCTTTGTCTGTACGTTTTCATTAGGCACATGATTGTTAACTCCTCTCCAAACAGGTCGATTTCGACTACTTTAAGTTTTTCAAGCTCTTTCAAGCTACTTGAAAGTTTTTCGCCTTTTATGTGTATAAACTGCTTAAATAAGCCATTTATATACTTTCAAGCTGTTTTAAGCTCTTATTAGCAAGCCGACATTCGTGTCGGTCTGCTCTTGTGACCGAAATTAATTTCGTCCGCAAATTCAACCCGTTCCAAATCGGAACCTGTTTATTCCATTTGGGAGGCAACTTCTTTTATGTGACGCCCAATCGCCTCGACAACGTTCACGGTGACGGCGTTTCCCGCTTGTTTGTAAAGTTGCGTTTCGGAGTTGACAGCAGCCGCTCTGTCGAACTGTTCGTCCGTAAAGCCCTGTAGTCTAAAACATTCTCTCGGCGTTAGTTTTCTGATTTTGATGTGGCCGTCAACAATTAATACGCCGTGCCTATCTTGACCAGTCAGTGTAAACGAGGGCTCTCCTTCATTCTTTATTCTTCTGCCGTTTTGTCGCTTTTCTAGTCTGTCTGGTGTAAGAATAGGCATCACTTTAACCGGTGTTGCGTTCCCCCAAGCTCTGAATAGCCGGCCCGCTTCAATCACGCCGCTGCACTCTGCCGGTCGATTCGGCTGTCCTTTGTTGCACCTCGCTAATAAAGCTCTGGCCGTATCAGTTGTCTGCACACTGCCCTTTTTATTAATGTCTACGAATGTGTATAATCCCGTCTTTGCTCCGCAGCCGCCGCCTTGGCTAGAGAGTGTGCAAGAGATTTTATTACCATCATACACACGCTCACCCTGACTGCCGCTTATAATCTGTCCAAGAGCTGCTGTACTTTCTCGTCTGATAGGTAATAGCGGCTGTCCGGTCGAGTCTCCATAACGTCCAACAATGTAGACACGTTCTCTGTTCTGCGGCACTCCGTAATCTTTTGAGTTGTAAATTCGCCATTCAATAGTGTACCCTCGCCCCCCCATTTCAGTAAGAACTTCAAAGAATCCTCGTCCCCCGTCAATAGATAACAGATTTTTAACGTTCTCACAGATAAGCCATTCGGGTCGATTTTCTTCCGCTTCGTCAATGAGACGCATAATCTCATAAAAGAGTCCGGACCTTGTTCCTCGTTTAATTCCTTTTTGCTTTCCAGCGATTGAGACGTCTTGGCAGGGAAACCCGAATGTCCACAAGTCGGCTTTCGGCAAGTCCCAACCCCTAACTTTTCGTACGTCATCTGCAAACCACAACCTTTCCGTATCGTACATTGCTCTATATGACTTTTGGGCGAACTTATCAAACTCGCACCAACCAACACATTTCATGTCCGCTTTCTCTAGGCCCGAATGAAAGCCTCCGATACCAGCGAAAAAATCTATGAACTTCATTCTTTTTTTGCCCCCTTTTCTTCGTAAAGCCCTTGGAGGTATTCACGGCATACCGCTTCCCCTTCGGCCGCATCTTTAAAGTGCCTTCTGTGATGACAAGCCGGGCAAAGCATAACGGCTTTTTCCTTTTCGTCTGATTTATAAATTCCACAAGGCTCATGATGATGTTTTACGCCGTATTCTATCGGCGCCCCACACCAAATGCACGTGCCGCCGTCACGCTCGTAAATTTGATTGTAAAATTCTTTAGCGGCTTTTCCTTTTAGTTTTACTCTCTTCGTCTTTTCTAAGATCATCGTGTTTCACCACCCTGTATTTTATTAGCCTACCTTCATAGACTCGTTCAATATTTGCCCAGCAACCTTTGTGGGTTCGTTTGCCGTTTATCATTTCGACGAAATGGATTTTCTCGTCGGGCTTAAAGCAGCGTTTATCGTCATGTACCCAAAGGGTGTTTTCTCTTCCCTCTTTTATTGCGGCATATTCCGCTCGGTTTTTTCTGATTAGATATCTGATCGTCATCGTCACCCGTCCTTATCATCCGGTAGAACATATACGGAAAGCCAAAGGCGGTGTATCCGTACTGCACCGGTTTTTGTATGTAATAACCTTTTGGAGCTTTCGGCTCTTTCCATGTCTTACTTTTTATGATTTCTTTTTTTACTTCCGGCTTCTTTAGATTCCTGCTTGCCCGGTAGCGTGATTTTTGGATTGAATCTTCTTCGCAAAACGTTTCTCTTGTTTCTTTTACAAAGTATTCGGCGACTCGTCTTGCATCATCCGCCTTTCCGTCGTAGAACCGAAAGGCCTTGTAAGGAATTTCTCCGTACGGCCATAACTTTTTGTAATCGGTTCGCGATAGTCCGATGTTATTTACCAGTAGGTGATGATGAATTCGGTGCCCTTTACATTCCGTGGTGGCGATCCATTTTAATTGTTCGCCCAGCCGGTGATAGAGTCTTCGGAGCTTACGGAGAAAATTGTCTAACCTATTTTTGGCTTCCTTTTTTTCAGGTTCCGGTTCTTTATAGGTGAGGTCGATTCGAATGTCTTCCTCTTTAAAATTTTCAAGAATCAGGTAGTAGAGATTTTGGATTGAATTTTTCTCGTTTACTCTCCATTGTTCAGCCGATGTATTTTTACTGTTCGGGGATCTCGGCATCGTCGGAGTGTTATATCTTGACGTGTGGTATTTACAGATTTCGATTATTGGTCCTGCTTTTACTGTTTTTTGTATATACATAAATTCGACCTCTTGGTTTTAATGTGGTCGTATATTTAATAGACTTAATCTAGCGATAACAGGGCCGAAGCCCTGTTTTTTTCTCGCTATATAATGTATAATATATAGACCATTTACGGAGCTTACCGGCTCCGGTCTGCCTTTTACGTTAGACGCCCTTGTGGCGTCTTTTTTTATTGACTTCTTCTATTCGGTTTCTCATCTCTTCTACCACTCGTTTAGCCCTGGAGTCTTCTTGCTTTATTTGGTGTCTAACTCTATATAAGCACGCCCAGGTTCTATGGCCTTCAAAATATTTGCAGTTAGGGCAAACGGTATCGGGGATTAATCCGTCTACCGGGCAGTGAATGAAACTTTTACTACTCATCGGGTAATTAAATCGACCAGGCTTATAGAAGTTATGAGATCCACTAAAACCAATGCGCCTATGAAAATACCGCCACACGTAGCATAGAATTTAATATCTTTGTTCTCTTCTTTAAGACGGCGGTTTTCTGTTAATAGTTCGAAATTATCTTCCAGCAGCGTTTTGTTTAGGGCCTTCGTTCCTTCAAGCTGCCATTTTATATCTTTAATATTCAATTCTTCTTCATATGTTTTTTTTGTGTTTATCCATTCCGGCAATGTGATTTTCATGATTTAACCTCCGCTCGGTAATACTCCATATACGTCTTCTGAATTAATGGGCCAGGCGTGTGTGATTTTTAATCCTTTATCTCTGTTATTTTCCATGTTGTTATCGTAGGCCTTTAGAAGGTAGCGTTTCTTTCGTATAAAGTTTTGGCTGGGAATAATGCTTATTTCGGGTCCTGCCCCTTCTTTTTCTATTGTGAGTCCTATAAACTTATTGCCATTTTTAATGGCATCTTCGAATACTCGTATGACTTCTACTCTGTTCATCAGTCTTCACCTTTCGTATGAGTTTATTTGGATCGGAGAGGTTAGGCCTTTTTTAAAGACGACTATTGCCGACGGAAACGGAGCACTTCCTTTACCGTCTCCGAATTTAAGGCGACCTCTTATAAGCCTTATTTCGTTGGCCTTCATGGCGTAATCATGCCACCAGGCGGTATCTGTTCGCGCCGGTAGCAAACAAACGACTGTTGCCTTTCCTTGTCTTGCCGCATCTTTTGCCTTTTTTACCCAAATTCCTATTTGTCTTCCGTACGGAGGATTCATCCATATGACGCCCCCCCATTCTTTCTTTAGGGCGTCTTCTTCTTTTGTGTAGTATTTAAGGCATTTGGCGTTTTCTTTGCTCGCGCATATATCGAAAGTAAAATTAAACTCCTTGTTTAGCCTGTCAAAGAGCCCTTGAGGCGTACCCCATTCTTCGCTGTTACTGGTGTACATGCCTTTTGTCATCATTTACCGGTACTTCCGAATCCGCCTTCACCGCGATCGGTTTGGCTTAATTCGTTTGCTTCTTCGAACTCTACCGGGATGTTCTTTTCGATAAGCCCTTGCATGAATCGTTCGCCCTTATGGATGTATTTTTCAACTCTTCTTCCGGCTGTGATTTTAAACAGTCCCATGACTTCGCCCCGGTAGCTGCTATCTACAATGCCAACACAATTGGCCAGATAAAATTTTGTCTTTGCCCCCTGGGAGCTTCTCATGAAGAGCTTCATATGATAACCTTCGGGAATTTCAAATGAAAGTCCGGTTCTTACCAATGTTGCTGTAGAAAGGTGCATCGATTTTACTGCCGTGTCTTCTATTGCGTAGAAGTCAAAACATGCGTTTCCTTGCGTAATTAAAGGGATTTGTGCTTCGGGATGAGTCTTTTTAATTTTGATTTTTAAAGGTTCCATGTTTACCTCCTATTTAAAAAATCCTTGTTTTAATATGTCGTATAGCATGGCCGTATGGCTGTCGGCGGCTATATTTACGACCTTCTCGTATCCTGACGGCCATTTAATAGTGACGGTCCATTCGGCAGGATCGTAGGTTAGCGTGCATTCTTCCCCGGCCATACAAAGGACTCGTTCAAAGGCTGCCACTATGATCGCCTTTTGTTTTTGGTCTTGTTCTACAACAAGCCGCATCATTTCTTTTTCTTCCGGCATCATTTTGTATCCCTCCTAAATCTCTCCGCTTATCACCAGTAGCTCACTGGTGATTTTTTTAATTTTCTTTTTAAGGTTTTCGTTCTCCGCTTCCAGGTGGCTGTTTTCTTCCTTTAGCCTTCTGTAGCCGGTTGCCGAATATTCCCATTCGATACCGGCTAGGGCTTCTACTTCTTGGCGGCCGAACTTTACGCCGGGCAGCGGTAATTGGTGGAGTTTATTTTCGTCTCTTAGCCTGTATACAGCTGATTGAGACACTCCGTAGTATTCCGATACATCTTTTACGGACATAACGTCCTTCTTTGTTTTCACATTATTAGGCCTCCTCGTCATCGTCATATAAAGTTAGCCAGCAGTGGGCTTGCCCGCACGGTCCCTGCCCGTAGCCGTTGTCGATTCCGTTGTTGTGGCCGCATTTCTTACATGCGGTGCTAGGGTCTATGCCCATTTGTTCTAGCTTATTAACCGTCCATGTGTCCATTTTCATTTTCCTTTCTTATGTTGCACGGTTTTCCGTGCTTAATATGTAAAAAAAAGAGTTTCTACTTCTTCGGCCGAAAGTTTCTTGTCGGTTGCCTCTCTAGCCACTTTTGCAATCTCCCTTTGTGTGAAAGGGACCTTGTTTTGCATTCTTTCGGACAGGGCTGTAGTGCCGATTCCTAAGAATTTGGCAAAATTGCTATGGGTTACAAAGTGTTCTGCAATAAAACCTCTTAATTTTGCATAATTGAATTTTTCCATTTTTCTCACCCCTTTTGCACGGTTTTCCGTGTTGTTACAAATATATCACACATATGTATTTTTGTAAACGGTTTTCCGTATAATCTTTTTTATTTTATATTGATGTGATACGCTTTTCCGTATATACTACTTATATAGTTTGTTTCGTTCGCAGATTGGAAGGTTTTTTTATGAATACGTTTATCGAGCGATTGCGGCAAATTATGTCCGAGCGGTCTATTAGTCAAGCTGACTTATCGAGACTTACGGGCTTAAGAACTTCGTCTATTTCTGATTATTTAACTGGTAAGTATGTCCCTAAGCAGGATAAGGTGGCTCTAATTGCCGGCGCTTTGTCGGTAAGCCCGGCGTGGCTTCTTGGTTATGATTTTGAGGGTAGCAGCTTTTCGGCACGAACCGATCTTAAAGACGTGTTAAAGTCCGCTTCCCACTGTACTTACGGCGGTAAGCCCATTAAAAAAGAGTTGCTCGAACGACTAATTCAAGCAGCCCTGGAGGATGAATCGTGAAACGTATGTTGCCGGTTGTGCTGGATTTGATTCGTGAATACGGCACGAACGATCCTGCCGAATTGTGCCGGTGTTTAAAAATAAGCGTAAAGAAGGTGATAATCCCCGATATGCCAAAGGGTTTATCTCTTTGCGTGTTTGGCCATAATGTTATTTATGTTAATAGGCATCTTGATTTTAACGCCCAAAACGTTGTTATTGCCCACGAGCTTGGACATGCCGTCCTTGGGCATATGCAACATAGGGCTTTGGGTTTTGATGTTGTCCCTCGCAAGGAGAACCCAGAGAAAGTAGGCCGGCAAGAGCTTGAAGCGAATAAGTTCGCGTTTCTTCTAATTGCTCATACATGTTTGCGGAATAATGCCGATATGATAGACGGGATACGGGAAGAGAAATTGCTTACTACTGAACGAGTATTGGAATTGCTAAAGGTTTTTGCGGGTACGTCGTGTTACATAAATTGAAAATAAGGCGGTGTATTTTATGTTGATCAAGCGCACATTCTTACTTTTTATTGCGTTCTTTATTTGTATCCTTCCTGTTTCGGCTTCGTTTCTTTCCGATGGGGCTGCTTCCGGTGGTCGCTACAGAAAATTCCATTCTACTATGCGAGCCACATATTATATTGATACCGCCTCTATATGCCCCGTCCGTTATGATCCTCCGTTTTATACAATTATTGGCGATTATTGGACGGAACTTTACGACAGTGATGGTCCTGTGTTGGTTAAGTATTCCTGTATTTTCTATTATGATTTTGACTCCCAAACCATGCAGTTATTAAGACGTCAAGGTGGCGCTTACGACGAAAACGGTGCTTTTTTGTTTGATATGGATGCTGATAAATCCGCAAAAGTTGTTTATTCCCCTGCAATAGCTAAATTTTCCCTCCGTACAATGGTAGGCGAACTTTTCTTTTTTGAGTGTTATCACATGTACTTTAATAAAAAATTAAATGCTGATTTCCAGCGCTCTCTTTATAAATAAAATCCATTGTATTAAACAGTGACGGACGTTTTGGCGAGAATAAACAGCTATTGGTGGTGCTCATGAGCAAGAAAATTATGGCCTTATTTATTGTTATGTTTGTTATTATTGCTATTCAAGGGGTCTATATTTATCAACTTTCGCAACAGATTAACTCACTATCTGATACGGTTTCATCGCTGCGTTTTTCTAGCGATATAAGCGAATTGGACCGTCGTATTGATGACTTGGATAGCCGAATCTCTTCCAATAAGTCTGGTGTGTTGTCTAATTCTACTTCATTGCAAGGGCTTACTGGCGATGTTAATAAAAATTCTATGGATATCCAGTCTATTAATACAGATATTCAATCTATTAATTATGAAATTTCTGATATTGCAAGTCGTATTAATAAAATTGTGAGATATATTAACTACGGATTTTAATCAATCGTTTATTTTGACAAATTGTTTAGCGTAAGTTAAGATATTGCTACAGAGCAAAAAGAGTTCGACTCTTTTTACTGGAGCGGTATCGAAAGGTATCGCTCCTATTTTTATTTTCAGGAGTTACCTATCGGTGACTCTTTTTTGTTATACGGTGTTAAAAATGCAGGCAAATATTACAATACGAAAAAAGGATGGCGGTTACCAAGTCGTCGTTTCGTATAAAGACGGCAAAAAGTGGCGTCAAAAATCAAAACAGGGATTTGAGACTCGTCGCGCGGCCAAAGAATATGGGCAAGATATAATAGAAGAATTAAAAAATACGATCTCCATATTTATCCCAGAGGATTTGAAGGCCATTACACTCCGGGATTTCTTATCTTTGTATCTTGAAGAGCGGGTGAATTTAACATATAATACCCGGACTTCTTACCGGCTTGCGATTCAATTTTTCTCCGAGATTGCGCCGCTTCCTATCCGTGAGATAACTCATGCCCAAATTATTCGGATTTTTAACGACCGCAAGCTTTTGCCCGGCACCCGTAATATGTATCTAGTTAGGCTGCGGACAATTTTTAATTACGCCAGGCGGCCTTATGGAATTATTACTCATAACCCATGTGATTCAATCGAACGTGTTAAAACCACAACCCGTAAGGTAAAGACGTTTAGCGAAGAGGAAATAAATGCGCTCTTTTCTTATCTAAGAGAGACTTCCTTGTATTGCTATACTCTTATTTGCGTGGCTCGTTATACCGGCTGCCGCTATGGTGAGATCCTGGGGATTACCTGGGATGACGTAAATTTTACCGATAACACGGTTAGCATTAACAAACAGTTTGTCCGCATCAGTAAGGCCGAGTGCCGCATCGGCCCCCTTAAAACCAAGGGTAGCTACCGAGTGCTTCCAATGCCGCCATCTTTAGTAAAGGTCCTTAAAGATTACCGCATTCACTCTAAGGACGGCCGATTGTTCCCCGAAAACATTTCTGAATCGGCAGCTATTAATAGGGCTATCCGCCGTGTTGTAAAAGACAAAACCATCCATGATTTTCGCCATACATACGCTACCGCGCTTCTGGCTAATGGTGCTGATATTAAAACCGTCGCCAGTCTTTTGGGTGATAACGTTTCTACCGTTATTAATACGTACGTTCACTATACGGATGAAATGAGGCTTAAAGCAGCTGAAAGGGTTTCTGATGTGTTTAAGTAATTTTTGACGGATTTATTGACGAAATTTGCATAAGCTAGTCTGTAAGCCAATAGTTAAAAGGTGTTTTATTCTCTTATGAAATATGGTACTATGTATAAGCATAATATTTTAAGAAATTAGGTATAAATGTAACATTTTAGAAACGAGGCATTCGTCCATGGATTTGTTCCAATTAACCTACTTCATTGAAGTAGCTCACAAAAAAAGCTTTACCAAAGCATCCCATTCACTCCACATCAGCCAGCCCTCTATCA